AGTTCGTATTGGACGGGTGCCTTCGTTAATTTCAATAACGCGTACGCCGTGGTGATAATCTGTTGCCATATTGTTCTCCGGTTGTTAATGTGTTTTTTGATTAATTGCAATTAATGGGTGCTAAGCGGGCAACGCCGTTCGTCATTCCGGCCGCCACCGCAAGCACACGTTGACTGGCTTCATTCGCATGCACCATTTCATTCCGAAACGATTCCACCGCCGCGCTGGTACTGCGTTGTTGCTGTGAATTCTCAATCAACAAAATCGGAATCCAACGCATGGCGCAGCCACACTCGTCGATGATTTCACCCGTGTTGGGATTCGTTCCGGCAAGCTGAACAAACCACGCGCAGCGATGAATAGCATCGGCTTTGATTTCTTCGCATTGCGAGCCTAAAGGACAGGAAGTAATTGTTTTAATTTCCATTCTGTTCTTCCTCCATTTCAGGTAAATTCTCAGGTAACCACGGCAAAGACAGCAAGCGGACTTGCCATTGTTCTCCATCAAAATACGCTTCCTGATCTATAGAAAGGTCGGTTGGCGGAGCAAGTAACGTTGTGCATGGTGGACAATGCACTTCTTCTTTATCGAGATTCTTTTCAAACTGGTATTCGCCAATGAAATTACCGTGATCACCGTATTGGTAACCAGTGATGATGGCGGGTGTCATTTTTTGTAAGGCAGGTGTAGTTCCAGTTAGTTTTATTTTCTTTTTCATATCAGTTCACTCAATTTTTTCACACAAATAATCATGTCGATATAACGTGGCTGCCAGTTGGTTTTAGAAGAACCGTTGTCCGTTGAACCGCTATGTGTATGGTTACTAGTCACACCGCCATTCCAGATGCCGGTAACTGCGCCTTGAATAGATATCCTTGTCGTAGCTGCTCCACCACCTGCACGTGCGGTCAATTTATTCGTATTGCCTGACCCTAAATATTCCCCACTACCCGCATCGCCAGTAATATTGACGTGGCTATGTCCGGGGTCATAAACCCCGTGCGCGTGTCCCGGGTCTTGAATAACATGGGTATGATCTGCGCTGATATGACCGGTGGTAAATGAGTGAGTATGAGCAGGGACAACGTTATTGATAATAGGGCTATGTACACCACCCACATTCCCGCCGCCGCCATTGACGACGCGCAGCATACGGTTATTGGTATTGTCGTCATTGACCTGCTTCCAACCGGTAGGTGCAGCTTGTTGAGCAAATGGCAGACGTGTACCAGCAGGCAGGTTAGCGTAATTGGCTAAGGCGGTGGCGCGTTGAATGCCTCCGGCATAATCCAGCCCCAGTACCCACGATTGCAATGCCACGTCATCGGTAATGCCGTATTCCGCTAAGGTGGTTGGATTTCTGCCATCCGTGACACGACCCTTTGTATCGACGGTAACCTGGCGATAATTGCCGGCCTTGATGCCGCTGTCTTTTTGGGTGAGAATAATCGTGATATCGGTTGTTCCATCAAACGTGGCTCTACCCGTTGCATCACCACTGATGCTGATATTACGTGCCGTAGTTAACTTAATCGCTTGTCCTGCTGATGTAACACCTGTTTCCAAATTACCGACATGTGTTTCCAGAACACTCACATGTTCTTTTAAGAAGTTGCTACGGGCAGCTAACTGCGTAGCTTGAATATTGCTGATGCCATCCGCACCGCCAATGACATCATCGGTGGTGGCAATTTCATAAATCGCTTCTGACCACTGGTTGGATTCAATAATGTTTGCCATCGATATGTTCCTTACACCATGCCGTGGCTGTATGTGCCGTCGTACTTGATCGTGCTGTTGTACTTGATGGCAGTGGAGGTAAAATCGAGCACGACTAAATGACAGCAAACACGCTTCACGTTTTCGATACGTTGTTTGATGAGTCTGGCTTGTTGAATAGAAACGGGTCGTGTCAGGATAATGATGAAGGTTGCCCAGTTGCTGCCGTCTTCGTTTATGCCACTGCGTTCAATCAGAACGGCATTGGGATGAGATAGTGCATTCAGTGCTAATTTAATCGCAGCAGGAGTGCCCTTCAGTTGACGAATCGCGCGAGCGGAGGCAACTACATTACGCTGCACCAGTTCCGGCCAGGTGCTGTCCCATTCTTCTACACCCACTGCCCAGGCTAGCCACGGTAAGAGTTTGAGAGGGCAGGTTTGCGGATTCCAATTATCAAATAACCGGAACGACACAGAACCTAAACGCGCCGTGCTTTGTTCCAGGTCACGTTCTAATCTGGTTGACGTTGGTGGAAGTAAGCTACGTTTCATTGCTTTACCCCCGCAATCCGAATAGTGACTTCTGTGCACCATGCCGCTTGATTTGCTTTGCAAACAATGTCCATCAATGGCGTCTGACGTACTACTTTAAATACACCTGGAACATGTAAGGCGCTGGATAAAGCCGAATCGGTAATATTTGCTTCAAGAAGTTGTTGTTCAAGTAGATAATCAGCGAAACTGTCCTGCGCCGCTTTTAAAACGATGTTCTGATCTGGGCCACTGTAGGTGTAAATATCGGCAACCAATTCCCAGCGAACAATTTCAGCACCGTTGACAATCAGTTCTTCCGACAATGGACGAATTTCATCGCTGTTTAATTTGGTACGAACCTTGTTCAGCATCTCTTCGCTGGCCGTGCCATCACCGTCACGACTTAATATCGTGACTACGGTTGTGCCAGGTCGTGGACTGGTGACAGAAGCATCTTTAATATTGCCATCAACTGATAACGCATGAAATTTATACGCATTACCAGCACCGGCAGTCGAATAACTATCGTCTTTGAGTAACAAACGACGACGATAACTTTCATCGTCTTCCATGACTTTGGGTGTAGCTGGTTGCGTTGTTAAATCGACTGGCGTCACCACTAACCGTTTTTCGCCAGCATAGTAAGTAATACCGAGATGATCAAGGTCGCTGCCAGTAGCAAACGCCACCAGCAAGGCGCGACCTTCTTCATTAATCCGATGCCGCAACAATAATTCTCGATACGCCGCCACTTCTAAAATCTTATAAGCAGGGTCGGATTCGAGAATGTTGGTATATTCTGGACAACGCGCTTTTAGGTCAGCCAACATCGCCGCAAAAATAGATTCGTAGTTCAATGCCTCAACAAATTCCGGTGGAGGTAATTTGGATAAATCAATAACGGAATTATTCATGCAGCAACCTCACTTACCTCGTTCACCTCATTTTTGAGCGCAACAGATAACTCCACACTTTGTTGCTCAGCGATGCCTTCAAGGGTTAAGTTGGCAATTCCTTTAGAGTTGTAGTCCAGTTGAACACCAGACAAACGAAGTCGAGGTTCCCAACGTTGTATCGCATAAGCAGTCGCTGCATAAATCCGTAATTGGGTTGCACCGTTTAAAGGCTGGTCGATAAGTTCAGGCACGTCCGAGCCGTAGTTTCGACGCATAACGCGGGAGCCAATTGGCGTAGTGAGAATGTCAGTCAATGATTGACGAATATGCGCCAAAGCACCAATAAACTGACCATTCATCGCATTCATTCCGGTCATGATGGCAATCCTGTATCTGCGCCAACCGCAAGTACTGGATGCGTATGACCAGTCACGCTGATGCCATCCACAATGATGTTCTCAGATACTTTTAGCACTCCCTGAATGCTGGCCGGTGCACCGTCTGAACCTGGCAATACTGCCAGTCCAGCATTGAGTGAACTTAAGCCATTGACGATAAGATTTTTTTGGACGATAAGGTTGCCACTGCAAATGGTATTCGGTGCATCAGCAATAACGACATCTGCCTGAATAACAGCCGTACTTCCACCAGGCAGAAGTGCAGTCAACGCATGCGCATCACTATCATATTGAATGACCGCACCGTCGGAATACTTGGTAGTGTGGTGAGCAGGATTGGTCGAAGGCGGTTGCGTCGCATCCGAATAAATAGCCGGCATCACAACGCACTGATTAAAGTCACCTTCAGGAGACAACACAATAACTTGTTCACCCTTAGAAGGTGGCCACCAGGTCTGTGCATTACCAGCGCGTTGTGTTAACCAAGGTCGCCAGTCAGTCAGATTCCCACCAACATTAACGCGCACACGTTGCGCGTCACAATCCACTTCAGCAATCGAGCCAAAGCGAATCAAATTAAGAATCAAGCGAAGGAGTTCGGAATAGTCAGTAGTCATTCGACTATGTTGCCGCGTTACTAAACGACTTGCATCAACACAGAGGTTATTAAGAACCATAACAACCCGACAGAGATTTAATCGCTTGCACAAGCGTGAGACAGTCTCTGCTTTATATAGGACGAATAGAAATGCAGGAAATCCGTTGCGGCAATTGCCATAAAAAATTAGGCATGGGACTCTATCAACATCTCAGCATGAAATGTCCACGCTGTAAAACCATGAATACCTTACTCGCCAAGAGCACTTCACCAGCATGCCACAGCGCATCCCACTTAAAGGATGCACATGCATGTCAATCAACACAACAACACACAACCCACCATCGGTAGCCTGTTCGCCGGTATCGGCGGCTTCGACCTTGGCTTTGAAGCCGCTGGATTTAAAACAGCCTGGCAAGTTGAAATCGATCCCATCTGCCGAGCTGTCCTTGCCGACCGGTTCCCCCACGCCAGACAATACGACGACGTGCGAACCTGTGGCGCACACAACCTCAGCTACGTTGACGTCCTCACCGGAGGCTTCCCCTGTCAGGACGTCAGCACCATGGGAAAACAGCGCGGACTCAAAGGTGCCCGCACCGGATTATTCTTTGAAGTCGTCCGCCTCATTAACGAGTTACAACCCGAGTGGCTGGTGCTTGAGAACGTCACGGGGCTGTTCTCTAGCAATGGTGGCGAAGACTTTG